TTGTAGCCACTAACAGCGACAACAAACTGTGGTATAAGAACTCAACAGGTTCTTGGGTTGCAGTAGGATCAAGTGCTTGGAAAGCAAGTTGGGCTAGTGCTAAATCAGATGGATTAACTACTACAGGCGCAGGTACTTTTGATATTAATGGCCAAACAGTTACAATGACTGCAACCATTCAAGACCTAGCATCTGATATTAACCAAAACGGTCCAGCAGGTGTAACTGCCGCAGTAGTTGGCAACAGCACACTTGAAATTTATTCAACAGGTGCTGATGTTGTTATTAACAATGACAGCAGTATTGCTGAAACACTAGGACTTATTCCAACAGGCGGATCAACTGCTACTTATAAAACACCATCAATGAAAATTAGTAGACATACAAATCCTCCAGCATGGAAAAGTAGAGATTACACTTCACCAACATTTGGTGGACCAACTGGTGCTGTTTGGATTAAAACTACAGAACCAAACGGTGGCGCACGTTGGAGAATTAAACTTTGGAACGAAGGCACATTGCTTTGGGAAGAACTAGTTGTACAAATTTTTGATTCAAACCAAGACGCATTATATAACCTAGACAAAGCAGGCGGCGGTGTAAACCTTGCTGTTGGTGAAGTTTATGTTCGTAGTAATGCAGAAGAAGAATCAGATGCTTTAGCAACATTTAGAATGTACCGCAGAGAAAGCGCAGGCGCAACTTCAATTACAGGTAGTAATGCAGTTGCATCTACAGCACTTCCAGTAGGCGCAGGCAACTTCCAAATTGCTGAAACAAGAGCAGGCGAAGTAGGGTTAATTGGTAATTCAGCATTAGTGCTTGATTACTATGACGTTAACTTTACTGTTGCAACTGCTACAACAGATGCTAACGAAGAACTTATTGCAAATGCAGTAAACACTTCGGGTTTAGAAAATGTTGTTGCAGAAATTGATGCACAAGGTCGTTTAGTTCTTAAGCATACAGAAGGCGGCGAATTCCGTATTGTTGATACAAACGGTATTTTAGCTGATTTAGGATTTGTTGCAGGAACTACTGCTAACTTATACACTGCACCAACAGGTGATAGCGTGTTTGATTTGGTTGCATCTAACTGGGACGTTCTTTCAGCAGAAGCAACAGCAGATGCTCCAACATCATTAACAGCAGCCGGCGAACTATGGTACAGTTCAGTTGTTGACGAAATTGATATTATGATCAAAGACGACAACGGTTGGGTTGGTTACAGAAACTTTGTTTCAGGTACTACTGACTATTCAAACTGTGACGTAAACGGTCCAATTGTTAGTGCAAGTGAGCCCGAAACACAATCAGACGGAACTACAAGTTTACAAGAAGGTGATATTTGGGTAAGCACAGCAGACCTAGAAAATTACCCACAGATTTATCGTTACAGCGAAGATGCACAAAAGTTCATCCTAGTTGACAGTTCAGATCAAACAACTGAAAACGGTATTATCTTTGCTGATGCACGTTGGGCAAACGGTGGCGGTGATAAGACTGCTTCATCATATGAACCAACAGACATTAAAGATCTTTTAGTAAGTGATTACGTTGACTTTGATGCTCCAGATCCAGCACTATATCCAAAAGGTATGTTGTTATTCAACTTACGCAGAAGTGGATTTAATGTTAAGCGTTTTGAGCGCAACTACATTGACCAAACTGCTGATAACGACAGAATGGGCGGCGTTTCAATGGATCAATACTATCCACATCGTTGGGTTACTGAATCAGGAAACCAAGAAGACGGTAGCGGATCATTTGGTCGCAAAGCACAGCGTAAAGTTGTTGTACAACAATTACAAGCAATGGTTAACTCAAACGATGCTATCCGTGACGATGAAACACGTTTATTCAACGTAATGGCTTGCCCAGGTTACCCAGAGCTAATTGGCGAAATGGTTACATTGAACTATGATCGTGCATTAAGCGCATTCATTATTGGTGATACACCAGCAAGACTAACTTCAGATGCTACTACACTTAATGAGTGGGGTAACAACATACTACGTGCTGTTGAAGATAACGACGACGGTCTAGTTAGTTTTGATGAATACCTAGGTATTTACTACCCATGGGGCTTTACAAGTGACAACGCAGGTAATAATGTTGTTGTTCCACCAAGCCACATGATGCTACGCACTATGGTATTGAGTGACCAAGTTTCTTACCCATGGTTTGCACCAGCAGGTACAAGACGCGGTGGCATTACTAACGCAACAGCAACTGGTTATGTAAACGACGAAGGCGAATTTACAAGTATTGCACTTAACGAAGGCCAGCGTGATACACTATACGGTATCAGTGTTAACCCAATTACATTCTTAACAGGAAGTGGTTTGGTAGCATACGGTCAAAAAACTCGTGCAAGAAATGCGTCAGCACTTGATAGAGTAAACGTAGCAAGATTGGTTATCTATATGCGTAGCCAACTTAAGAAACTTGCTAAACCATACTTGTTCGAACCTAATGATAAGATCACTAGAGACGAAATCAAGAATGCGGCAGAGAGCTTATGTTTAGAACTAGTAGGCTTGAGAGCACTATACGACTATCTAGTAGTTTGTGATGAAAGTAACAACACTCCGGCAAGAATTGATAGAAATGAACTATACCTAGACATTGCTATTGAACCTGTTAAGGCAGTGGAATTTATTTACATTCCATTAAGACTTAAGAACACTGGAGAGATAGCCGGAGCATAAAATATAGACCCCCGCAAGGGGGTCATTAACCGGATAAATACATATGGATAGGAGATATTAAATGGCAATTTCAACATTATCAAAGATTACGGTGCCTTTAGATACAAGTAGTTCTTCAGGTAACCAGGGCTTATTAATGCCCAAACTACAATATCGTTTCCGTGTTAGTCTAGAGAACTTCGGCGTTACTAGTCCTAGCACAGAATTAACAAAGCAAGTTGTTGACGTAACTCGTCCTAACTTGAGCTTTGAAACAATGACTCTTGATGTTTACAACAGTAGAACTTATCTTGCTGGTAAACATACTTGGGAACCAATCACACTAACATTACGTGAAGATGTAAACAACAACGTTCAGCGTCAAGTTGGTGAGCAAATCCAGAAGCAATTTGACTTCTTCGAGCAGTCAAGTGCGGCTTCAGGTATTGATTACAAGTTTGTAACCAAGATTGAAATACTAGATGGCGGTAACGGTGCAAATGTACCTAACGTACTAGAAACATTTGAATTATACGGTTGCTTTGTTGAATCAGCAAACTACAATACGTTAGCATATTCAGCAAACGAACCTGTAACAGTTACATTGAACATTCGTTACGATAACGCTATCCAAACACCAACAGGTGAAGGAACAGGTATCGGTTCAACAATTGGTAGAACAATTAATACTCTAGTTACTGGCGGCGGCGGCGCACAGTAAGTTTAGTTGAATTGCCT